GTTAATATAACTATTAGTACACACATAGATATTGAAAACTGGGAAAAAGCCTGTGAACATTTAGAAAATGATATTTTAGAAAATGGAATAGGAAATTATAATGCAGAGTTTCAAATGGAGAAGAATGATGGCTAAAAAATTAATTGAAGGTAAGAACCGAAAGAGCAAAGGTAAGAAGATGTCGCATACAGGTGGCAACAGTAGACCTTTAAAAGATAAGATAAAAAGAGTAAATAACGAATGGGTTTTAATACAGGAGAATATTAATGATTAATATATTTAAAAAATTATTTGGTAACAAGGCTACTTTTCAGGGGTCAGATTATTCTGCACCAGAGGATAGAAAACGATTAGGCAAACAAGCTGTTAAAGTTTTTGAGTACATGAAAGATAATGGTTGGCAAACTTTAAATTCAATTTCTAAAGCTACTAATCAGCCTGAAGCGTCTGTTTCTGCTCAGTTAAGAAATTTTAGAAAACCTAAATTTCAGCCTGTAGACGCTATATATGAAGTAGAAAAAAGATATATAGGCAAAGGTTTATGGGAATATAAACTAATTATAGTGCCGAATGAAAATATGTTTAAAAAGGTTATATAGCATGACATACAGAGATCTAATAAGAAAAATGCTGTACTGTGATGAAATGAAGATAATAAACTTAGACGAAGAAATATCGGAGGAGGGACTGCGTTCTTTAAAAGAAGGAATGGTACAATTTGAACCTAATCCTGTTCCCTATAAAGATGACAGACAAATGAATATAGATGATTATATAGACAGTAGGCTAAAATAAAATGGATACTTTAGATAAAAAAAGAATAATGAGTGTTCTAGCTAGTAGAGAAGACATTGAACAAGTAACGGATTCTATAATGAATTTTGTAAACTCTACTTCAAAAGAGGTGGGGGTAGATCAGCAGAGTGTGGTAGAGTCTTGTTTAGTAGCATTACTTTTAATTTATAGTAGAAATCATTCTCAAGATAAAACTTTAGTTTTAGCAAGTCTTATGAGTCTTTTAAGCAGTGTATTTTTAATAACTTCTAACAGTGCCTCTTGGGTAGAGGTAGAAGATAATCCTGAAGGAGGCATAAACTAATGAAAAATAAATTACTACCCACACTTAGAGCAAAGTCTAAAATACTACGATTTATAAAAATGTATCTTAGGCATGAGGTTGATGAGTATAAGAGTTTAAACGATAAGAACACCCATGAGTGGGATGATGTTATATGTTTAGGCAGACGAGAGTTAGCCGAAGGTTTATTAGAAGAAATAGGAAAGTGGGAACATGGTCAAAAAAGAAGATGATGTAATGTTTACAATAAGTAGACAGGATTTAGCTCGTATAGAAGAATATGAAGTACAATGGTATGAGTTTTTTGGTTGTTGGGTACGAATGGAAAGATCAGAACATACTGATAATGATATTATGATTACTGTACACCCTGATGAAGATTCTGATTATATAGGTAAATTAGTAGTTAGTAATAGTTATCTAGGTAGTAAACTTGAAAAGCTATAGAAAAATTATTGAAGTTGTACAAGATTTAGATTTAGAAAATCAAGTAACAAAAAGATTAGACTGTGTAGTTTGTGGTAAAAGAAATACACTAACTATTACAAGAATGGAGGGGAAAGTTTTATGGAACTGCTACTCAGCCTCTTGTGATGTTGGGGGGGTAAGTGATGCTCAGTATTCTAGACAGAATATAACCGATATAATACAGCTAGAAAATAAAGAAAAGAAAGAAGAAGACTTTACTATTCCTGCATACTTTGTCAGAGATGTTACCAGAAGCCATGAGTGTTTAAACTACCTAAATGAATTTAATTGTATGGAGATATTTGACAAGAACCCCGACAGATTTTGTTACGATGTCAAGAACGACAGATTAGCATTTATGACAGTACATGATAGTAAAGTTGTAGGTGCTGTGGGCAGAGCATTGAAGTATGGAATGAAGTGGTACAGGTACGACAATTCTCATATACCATTTATTATAGGGGACAACGAAGATGTGGCAGTGGTTGTTGAGGACTGTACATCAGCTTGTGTGGTATCACATGAGGTAACAGGCATAGCTTTGTTGGGAACTAATTTACTAACAGAACATATATCTTATATAAAACCATATAAAAAAGTTATAGTAGCATTAGATAGAGACGCAACAGACAAAGCTATTGACATTCAACGCAAACTAGCCATTCATGTAGATAAATGTAATGTAATGATTTTAGAAAGAGATCTAAAATACGAAAATAAAGATACTATAAAAGATATGTTTAATGAAACGATATAGATTTAAAATTTTTAACAATAAAAATGTTCGGAGGGGGGTGAGCTTTAATGACCTAGTGCATGATGAGGAGGCGGGGGCGTGGTCTCAGATATGTTCAGATTGTCGTAGAAAACATAATTTCCCAGAAAAAATGCTTGACGACTATTATATTGACAACGATACAAAGTGTGGTATAAGAAACTGCAATAACATAGCAAGTTTTTTTATAACTTTTGGAAAGGAGGAGGGGTAATGCACAAACTGTTTAAACTCTATTACATAGCATTATTAGGTATAGCTATACAAGGATGTAGTGGTATGCCAGAGGATGTAGGATGTGTTCCTATATACGTAGGAAGTACATTTGATGATGAAGGAAGATATGAAATTATCCAAGTTGAAGAACTAGGATGTCCACGAATTGAGGAATAATAAAATGACAAGTATGCCGAAAGAAATATTAAAAAAGTATGCAACAAACCATGATTTTCATAACCAGGTTGTTGACAGATTAGATGACACTATGTTTTCTAACGGATTACTAAAAGTAAAAAATGCGGTAGATGACGCATATAAAAAATATAAAGATAAAGATTTAACTCTTACAGATATAGCCATGAATTATATAGCTACATTTCCCTCTATAACTGTTAGTCAAAAAGAAGCTATACTACAAGAGTTTGATCTTATAAAAAAATTAAATGATATAGATGATGATATAGCATTTGATATGGTTTATAAAATGTCTTTGCAGTCTCAGGCACAAAAAGTTGCTCAACAGTCAATAGAAATAATGCAAGGAGATCATTACGATTCTACTGCTGTAGTAAGAGCTAGTGAAAAACTTAGATTAATGGCGGATAGAGGTAAAGAAAGTGAAATACGTTCTTCTAACGATATGGAGGAGCTGTTTGAAGAACTTGATCAAGAGCATCACTATACATTTCATGTTCCTAGTTTAAACGATAGGGTAGGAGGGATTAGTAAAGGTATGTTTGTGGTTGTTGGAGCAAGACCTAATGTAGGTAAATCAGGATTTGCTCATTCTATGATAGCATCTCCTCAAGGGTTTTTAGATCAAGGTGCTAAATGTATAATGTTTACTAATGAAGAAAAAGCACAAAGACATATGTTAAGAATGGTAACAGCATCCTGCCAAGAAAGAATAGCATATGTAAAAGAATATAAACATAAATTTGTAGATAAATGGAAAAAGAAATCAGAAAAACTTCAAGTATTTGATTCTAGTAGCTTGACATTTGGAGAAATGGAAGCAATAGTAGAAAAAGAAAGACCAGATATAGTAGTAATTGACATTTTGGATAAGACTCAAATAGGAGGGACATTTGCTAGAGATGATCAAAGACTTACAAGTTTGTACGCTGAAAGCAGAGACCTGGCTAAACGACAAGATTGTGTAGTGTTTGGTATGTGTCAGTTGTCTGCTGAAGCATCTGGTAAAATTATATTAAATGATTCTATGTTGTCAGGCTCAAGAACAGGCAAGGCAGGTGAGGCAGATTTAATAGTCTTAATAGGAAAAGAAGAAACAGAAGAAGGCGATACTAATATGAGATGGATTAATATCGTAAAAAATAAAATAACAGGTCAGCATGGTAACTTTGCAGTTATATTTGACCATTTAACAGCATCTTATATGGAATAAGATGTTAAAATATTCCCCTATTTTTTTTCATTTTAGTAGGGGGTGACTGAGTGTGATGATGTAAGAGTGAGAATCTAATCCTCCTCAAGACTGAACTCACTAATGTACATATCGATTGTTTACTACCCTGTACAATCTAACGCACTCAGTCACATTTTATAGGAATTATTATGTATAAAAATAAATTAGTACTAGATATTGAAAATAAAGTAACTGATGGAAACCCTTCACCTTATCATGTAGATAATTATTTAGTATGTGTAGGTCATGCACCTGTAACAGATAAAGTAGAAAATGTTACAGTAACTTGGTTTAAACATAATGAGTATAGAGATGCTTCAGCTAATGATTTTACTGAACTGCAAATTGCTTTAGACAAAGCAGATTTACTTATAGGGCATAATATAAAATATGATATGTCATGGTTGTATGAATGTGGATTTACTTATACAGGCGATTTATATGATACTATGATTGGAGAATACTTATTAGCACGAGGCGAAAAGTTATCTCTGTCTTTAGCAGAATCATGTAAAAGAAGAAATGTTACACAAAAAAAATCAGAACTTATTGAAGAGTATTTTAGTAATAAAGTAGGTTTTGAAGCTATGCCTATAGCTCTTGTAGGTGAATATAATAAATATGATATAATATCTTGTGGAGAACTTTACTTAGAACAAGACAGATTGTTTCGCACAGAAGAATATAAATCTATGTTACCTATAGTAGAACTAACTAATGAAATGACTAAAGTACTTATAGACATAGAAAGAAATGGTTTAGCAATAGATATTAAGGCTTTAGAAACAGTTAGAAGAACGTATGACAATGAAAGAACTTTTAGATCAGCACAGAATAAAGACATAGTAAAAGAAGTAATGGGAGATAAACCATTTAATTTGTCTAGCCCAGAACAATTATCTGAAATAATATGGTCAAGAAAAGTTACAGATAAATACGAGTGGGCTAAAGTTTTTGGCATAGGCACTAGAGCAGGAGGGACAGGTAAATATAAAAATCGTATACCTAGAAGCGGTTTAAATGATATAATTAAATCTCAGACTACCATATCTAAAAAGACTCAAGTACGTCAGTGTGTAGCTTGTAAAGGAACAGGTGTTATATTTCGTAGAAAAAAAGACGGAACTCCATATAAAAAACATCCTAAATGTCAATCTTGTAATGGTACAGGATACACTTATAAAAATTTACCTGAAGTAGCAGGTTTTAAATTTTCTCCTACATCAGTAGATCAAGTAACTGCAAATGGTTTTGCAACAGACAAAACTACGTTAGGGGCTTTAGTAGAAATTGCGGAACATCAAAGTATGGACAAAGCTACTTTATTTTTATCTAATATGCAAAGAATTAATGCACTAGATACATATATAAATTCTTTTTGTAAAGGCATACAACAAAATGTGTATGATAATGGTATATTGCATCCTCAAGTAAACCAGGTGCGTACTGCTACAGGAAGGCTTTCTTCGTCAAAACCTAACTTCCAAAACTTACCAAGAGGTAGTACTGCCAAAGTACGAAAAGCTATTGTGTCTAGGTTTGAAGGAGGTAAAGTACTAGAAGGAGATTTTGCACAGCTAGAGTTTAGAACTGCTGTCTGGGTTGCAGATGATCCTGTAGGTAGGAAAGAAATAAATGAAGGCTTTGATGTTCACGCATACACATCTAAAGTATTGACTGAAGCAGGTCAGCCTACATCTAGACAAGATGCAAAAGCTAGAACATTTAGACCTTTATACGGAGGTATGTCAGGCTCTCCTGCTGAAGTAGCTTACAATAAATCTTTTATAGCCAAATATAATAGAATAGGAGATTGGCATAAATCTTTACAAGAAGAAGCTATAGCAAATAAAACAATAACTACTATAACAGGTAGGCAGTTTGCTTTTCCTAAAGTAGCTAGAACAAAGTATGGTTCTACCTTCGCAACACAAATTAAAAATTATCCTGTGCAGTCCATTGCTACCGCAGAAATAGTTCCTTTAGCATGTATTTTGTTTAAGGAAATATTAGACTTAAAAAAATATAAATCACTTATCATTAACACAGTACACGATTCTATTGTTGTTGATGTGCATCCTGATGAGATAGATACTATACCTTTTGAATTAAAAAAAGCTATGTTAAAAGTACCAGAAAGGTTGCTTTCTCAATTTAATCTTACTTTAGATGTTCCTATGGAAGTTGATTTAAAGATAGGAGATGATTGGCTAGATATGGAAGAAATACATGATGAACAACGAGAAGATGTTTGTAAAGTGGAGAAGAGAACTATACCAATACAACAAACAGCATCCGTACAATAAGATTACTTTACCTAAAATGTCATGGCAAAAACATGGAGAAAATATAGTATATAAAAAAAGAATAAAATACTAATAGTTTTAACTTGACTTTACAATAAAAAAAGGTATAACTCTATAACACTTTAAAAGGAGGTCTATATGACAACAGAATTAACATTAACAGAAAATACTTTGCCTTTTTCTCAGGCACTAGAAGCACTAGGAATATATGATGAAAATACATCAAGCTCTATGGTCAACATTCCTAGAATATCTATTAACAATAAGACTAGGTCTGCTACAGGATCGTCTATACCAGACGGTACAGTAAGACTTGATCACCCTACTTATGGCGTAGTATACGCTGAAAAAGCGTGGATAAGAGTTTTTCAACAAAGATTTTTTTATCAACGTTATGATGAGAATGCTATTTTTCAAAATAAAGAAGGTAAAGATATGAGAGGTAGATATGTAAACCGTTCTGTCTTTGTAAGAAATCCTTATGATGATGCTCTTGACGAACTAGGAACAATAAATTGTGGTAAAACCAAAATAGAAAATTGGGATAAAGCCACTGATGATGAAAAAGCCTGGTGGAGAGGGTCTAAAAAATACAGAGTTCTTTTTGGTTTGTTACGAGTAGAAGATGCTGTAAAAGAAGGTAATGGGGAAAAAGTTTCTTTTGATAATTTTCCTGTAATGTATCAGATAGGTAGTAAAGATACTTTTAAAAGTTTTGGTAATACACTATCTGAATTAGCTAAAAATAAAATATTGCCTTATAATAGAGAACTAAAGTTTGAAATGGAGTATAAACAAACTCCTGCTATTAGTTGGTATGTGGTTAACCCTACTATTGAAAAAGAGCCCTTTGAGCTAACTGAAGAAGATTTAAAAACTAATAAAGTATTTAATGAGTACATATTATCTCATAGTGAGACAGTTAGGCAAAAAGCTTCTGAAGCCTCTAAAAAAATAAATGATGCTGAAGTAGTGCTAGATTCGGAAGAGTTTATTGAAGTAGTAGTCTAGCATGAATGATAATTTAGCTAGAATATTTGCTTACTTAGAAAAAGCTAGTGCGGATAAATCTACTATGTCTGATGAAATAGTAGAAGAGGCAGGTGAGTATTTTAAAAAAGCTTTAAAACGTCAGTTTAACCCAGAAAAGAGAGTGTTTAAACTACGCCCTTCTAATCTGGGTAAACCCTTATGTCAGTTGCAAATGGATGCTATGGGGGCTGAAAAACAGCCACAAGACTCTACATTTAAAATGCGTATGATATTAGGGGATACAATAGAAGCTATATTTAAGGCTATCTTAAAAGCGTCTAACATATCTTTTGAGGATAGTCAGCAAGTAGATATTAAAATAGGAAATCATGTATTATCAGGCGAGACAGATTTATACATAGACGGTAAGGTCGATGATGTAAAATCTTGCTCTGCTTGGGCATACAGACATAAATTTTCTTCCGATGCAAACATGAAAGAGCATGACACTTTTGGTTATGTAGACCAATTAGTTATGTACTCACATGGATCTAAAAAAGATATAGGCGGTTGGTGGGCTATTAACAAAGCTACAGGAGAAATAAATTACCTGGAGTTAGAGCTTACAGAAGAAGAAAAAAAAGAACGTTTAAAAACAATACATAATAAAATACAAACTATTAAAAATAAAAAACCTTTTAAACGCAATTTCGAGGCTGTGGAAGAAACTTTTAGAGGTAAGAAGACAGGTAATAAACATCTTTGTAAAACATGTTCTTTTTGTGAATACAAAAATTCTTGTTGGGATGACCTTAAATATATGCCTCAGCCTGCTTCTTCTGCTGTTAATCCTCCTTGGTATCATTATACTGAGATAAATAATGAGGAAACTTAATGGCAAAGAAGCCACTCGAAACGGGAAAAGACATGATTATTGTTCGTCTTATTCCCAAAGCAGACGCAAACGGAGACTGGATGCATGAGACTGTTATTACCTGTAATACGTCTGCTAACCTCCCTGATGATGCTTACGAGCATTATCTTGACTTGGCTCGTGCTATGGTTGGTTTTAGTTATGTCGCATCTGACGAACTTATTGATCTCCATACCACTTTTTTTGATAAAGCTATTGACGGGAAAATAACAGGAAAAGAAGGAGAGATGCTATGGAAGTCACTCATAGATTTTGAACTGGAAGAACCTGTTGTGGAACGAAAAGGAAACGTAGTACACGTGGACTTTACAAAAGAAGAATAGTAGTATTCTTTAGGTCAGCATTAGGTATGTTTATACTTAATACTTTTTTTAACTTAATAATAATAACGAGTAACACAGATGAAAGTTTATTTATATTTGGTAGAGGTACACTGAATGAAGAAGCCTACAGCATCGAAGTATGATGATGTGAATTATCCACAACATTATAATAAAGGAGGCATAGAAGCTATACAAGCAATAGAGGCTTCTATGTCATCTTTAGAATTTAAAGGATACTTAAAAGGTAATGTTCTTAAATATATATGGAGATATGCATATAAAGAAAAACCTATACAAGATTTAAAGAAAGCTAGATGGTATCTAGATAAACTAATAGAAACACATGAAGATAAAAGCTAGGATAGTAGTAGACATAGAAATAGATTCTACAGATTATATAATGCCCGTAGACGACACATTTACTGAAGAAATTTTAGACACTATTACTACTAGTTTATATGACATAGAAGGAGTTAACATTCTAAATGCAACAGCGATACAAAAAAAATAAAAGCAAAAGAAGTCAAAGTGCTCCTCTTAAAATACAATTTGAAGAAGGGCAAAGAGCATTTTATAATGGTAAATTAAAAAACCCATACCCTAGTTATCATATGAGACATAAAGAATGGGAAAGAGGTTTTAACCTTGCATATTTTAAAAACAAAACTAAATTAAACAGGAGAAAATAATGGGAGTATATGATTTAACTGGTAAGAAAAAAAATTCTGTAGAGCTACCTACAGACTATCAAAGTTTTATACATGTGTCTAGATATGCTAGATGGATAAATGAAGAAAATAGGAGAGAATCTTGGAATGAAACTGTTACTAGATATTTTGATTATTTAAACACTCATTTAAAAAGTAAAAATAATTATGATATGCCAATAGCATTACGTAAAGAGTTACAAAATGCTGTACTTAATCTTGAGATAATGCCTTCTATGAGAGCTTTAATGACATCTGGTATAGCTTTAGATAGATGTAATGTAGCAGGATATAATTGTTCGTACCTACCTGTAGACAGTGTAAGATCATTTGACGAGTGTTTATATATACTTATGTGTGGCACAGGTGTAGGGTTTTCTGTAGAAAGAAAATATACAAAACAATTACCTACAGTCAATGAATCATTAGAAGAAAGTGAAACAACAATTATTGTAGGTGACAGTAAAGCAGGTTGGGCTAAAGGATATAAAGAACTAATACATTTATTATATT